AGTAACGTATCTGGTCGATCAGATCATCAGCACCTTGACCATCACTCATGTAGAACTGGTAGAAGTTCTCGTCAGCAGTTAGCTTACCGATAGCCTCTACAACCTGATCTTCTGCACCCTTCTCTTCAATCAAGTCACGCCGGGTCAGGTTATCCTTGCACTCATAAGACACAAGGCCCAGCAAAGAACGTAGCTTGGTCTCCTCTAGGTGCCATGCAGCAATAGGTACACCCTCTTGTAGCATATTGTACTCTAAGAACCGCATCACCTCAGTCTTACCGATACCTGTTGGTGCTTTAATCACTGTGAAGTGACCTTGCATGAGGCCCAAGATTTTGTCGTCTAGAGCTTGGATACCCGTAGGTACATACTGGTGTTCTGGTGTATCCTTGTACAGAGACAAGAAGTCCTGAGTGCTGTTCATCACATTCTCAGGTGTAAACTTACGTGCGTTCCACCATGCACTCTTGAAGTCAGCAGCCTTACCAGCCTGTAGGAACTCGTTAGCGTCCTTGTATGGCCGATGGTCTACACGGTAGACCTTGTTAGGAAATAGCTTGGCTACACGATCCGCAAGAGAGTTACCTGCATCGTCGTTATCAACAGACAGGATAATCTTATCGAAACTGTTGAGCCAGTCTGCACAGTTCTCCCAGAGCTTCTTAGAGGGCGTAGCAGAGGGCAAAGACACTACTGGGTTGGTGTACCCACTCTTGAGCATCTGAGCTACTGAGAGGGCGTCTAGTTCACCCTCAGTGATAGTCACCATCTTAGAGCTACCAGCAGTAAACAAGTTCATACCGAACAGTTCATCACCCTTGAAGCCTGACTTAGCGTAGAAGCCTTTCTCCGATAGCTTGCGTACCTTAATTCCCCCGGAAGGGTACACATACTCTTGACGATCCTCATAGGTGAATACGCCATAGTCCTCCATCGTCTTAGTGTTAATGCCACGCATGTTGACATATTTTCCACTGGACGTGTCTTCAATCACCTTTGGTGTGAACGACATAATTCCACTATCTCCTTTCGTTGGGTACTTCTCAGAAGCCCACTCAAACTTATTTCCCTTAGAGGGGTACGGCCTATCACAAGAGTGACACTTGCCAAAGCCCTTAGTGTTGAAGCTGAAAGCATCTGACGACCCACAATCCACAAAAGGACAAGGTTGTCCTCCTACATCACTCATATACTGTCTCCTAACTTAAGTATTAAACTAGAGTTTATTACTACAACTAGTTAACTAGTAATAGTGTGAAACTTAAGTTTAATACTATAGTTTGTTTAAGGTGTGTACTTGCTTATAGGGACTTTTTCTGGAGCTTTATAACTTCACAAATTGTTACAAAGTTCAGTTCGTACCTTACCAAGTATCCGTGTCTCCCTTTTATTTAGTGCTGGCTGTGTTACATTCAATACTTTAGCCACTACATCTTGGGTCCAACCTAAGTAGTAACGTAACTTAAGTATTTTCCACTCATCCTCTGATAGTGTCGTTATTGCAACAGAAAGCATGTGCGCATAGTAGTCACGATCCTCGTAGTCTTGAACATGATTGTCGTCAGATGGCAGTGTACCTTCCTCGTACACACTAAAGTCAGCCCCTAGTGCAACTTTAAGGCTCTCTAGTCCACCTTCTGAGTAACTACTGACCTCACCTACGTCAGCCCCGTTTGATACCCTACGTGCCGCCCATGAGGTAGGTACAGCGACACCTAGTGTACCGAAGTTAAGGTAATCGTGCATACTCCGATTAGCCTCCCGGTAGAGCTTCGCCGGGTGTGCCTCAGGGTTATCAGATAGTAGCTCATAACACTTCAATGTTCCTTCTGACACTAGGTCTTCAAAGTGCTGAGGGCTGTTGTATTTATAGGCCAGCCGATAACACATTTTACTTATCTCTTCTGGCTTCATTCCTCTGCCTCCCAATAGTATTCACACTTATCGTCTACTTCCTTGGGATCAAACCACCACTGGTTCTCTCCGATAGATTTAGTGCCACTGTCTTCGTGGCGACGACAAGTCTCACTCTTGGTGCAGGTCACTTTAATGCACATTGCGACTTCACTCATAAATGGTCTCCTTTTCTTGCCGATCTGAGAGTCTACTAACGTACTGTTAAGTACGAGTAAAACACCCACTTTTATAAATTTTTGCCGATGTTAGTTGCCGATCATATCGCACATCAAATATCTGATTTACAGGGTTTGCACTAAAATACCTCCTCCAAGACCATAGAGTACTTGTTTAGCTGCACAACAGTGTCTGTGTAGTCATCTACTGTGTACCACCCGTCAAGAAGGTACACGATAGAACGACAAAACTTTAGGTTCTCCACGTAGTCCTTCCACGTATAGTCATGCCAAAGGTCTTTCTTCTTAGACCAACGCTCAAGGTTAGACATAGAATCTTCTAGGGATACCTTTAGTCGGTACACCATAAGCTCATCGAACCCGTCACTCCAGATTAGGTTGTCTAGGTGTTTTGCTTTTTCTTCAGGTGTCATTCTGCGTCTCCTTTTGGGCATCTAGCCATTCACGACATATCTTGATGTACTCATCCCTCTGCCACAAAACTTTCTCATGTGACAACTCAAGTCGATCATTGGCGATAAAGTAGATTAGCTGTTCAGCAGTCAGTGCTTTAGTGTAGCTACTCATCTAGTTTACCTCTTGCAATGTCCTGTAGCATGTCAAAGGCGTCCTCTACGCTGATCTCTGCTACAGCACACATAAGGATTAACCTGACACCCTCACTCACAAACATGTCACGGGTATCATTGCTCATGTCAAACGTGTAGGTAGCTGATCCATCCTCGTGTTCAACCACCTTCTCTACAGCAAGGTAATGTTTATTCATTCTGTCTCTCCTTTTGTTAGAGCATCCCAAGATACAGGGAATAACTCAGACATCTTCTCACTGATCTGATCTGCTACAACACGGCTTTCATACTGGGTATCTGAAGCACACCGTAGCTGACACATAGCTGCGAAGGCATCAAGGCTACCTGACCAGTACCACTCAGTTAGTGTAGACTGAGGTAGGACCATACGGGCTTGCTCAGGGGCTACTCCTAGTTCAAGCATCTTCTGGTATGCTTCTAGGGCTATGAAACAAGAGTCTTCAGGCCATGAATTGTATCCGTCATCACGATCATACCAAGCTACATTAACCGAAACTGTATTATCAGAACCCTGTTTCTTGTCAGCACTACGTCCACGCCATACGTCAGGTACATAGAACTCAGGTTCATCATCTACATAACGACGACTAATCTCATTCCAGCGTAGGAACTTATGCTTGACCAGCTGACGTGCCACAAAGATAGGGGCCTTGACGTGAAAGGACGCAAAGGCATGACCAAAGGGTGATAGGTGCTTGTGCTTGGCTAGGTACTTGATCAGCTTAGTGTCACGATCAGACAGGACTTTATCGTGAAATTTATCTCCAAATTCGTCCATTGCGCCTTCGTAAGGTTCCTCATCTTTGACCCACTCACTCTTCTTACCAAATGATACACGTGCTGCGTTAACTACGGACAGGTCACTGCCCATGTGATCTACTAGAGTGCTGTTAATCTGTGTCATTTTAGTGGTTTACCTCTCCGGTTACAGGGTCACGTGGATCATCGAAGTAGCCTTTAGCTAGACACTTAAGTCTAGGGTCAACGACAGCCTCAATTTCCTCTAAGGGGGTACTTGAGATAATACCCATTTCCATTAGGTGTCTTTCCATCTCTAAGGTCATAAGACCGTCCTCGCTTCGCTGTGGGGGGTCATAGGGCCGTCCTTACTTGTATGGTGTTTCGTTGGTGTAGAATACATGATTACCTACCTGTCCGTCAAGTGTAAAGTAACTATTCCAGTATGGGTCTACAGAGGTCGTGTGGTAGTGAGTAGAGGTAATCCCTATGCCACCCCCATCCAGAGTAGACTTGGCTACGTCTAGGGCCTTAGAACGGCTCTCAGGGTGTACCATGCGGTCAGGCTTTCCGTCATGGGTAAAGCTAAAGGCTTTAGGTTCCCAAACGACATCACATATTGTGTTAGGGTAGCGGGGGTCTTCCATACGGTTGACCACCACTTGAGCTACTGCCATCTGCCCCATGTGATCTTCACCACGAGCTTCGAAGTAGACAGCAGTAGCTAGGCATAATAACGACGACATCAAACTTCCCAAGCCTCTTCTAATCTACGTAGCTCTAAGTGAGTTTTCTTAGCTAGGGTGTGCAGGCTATTCATTTCAGAGGCACCTAACATAATGTATTCTGAACCGTTAGTGTGGATGGTCAACTCATAGTCACTTTCCCCTGTAGAGGTCATGGTTACCATAAAACCATCGTACTCAATGTCTACAAGCATAAAGTTCGCATACCAGTACCCATCTTCCGTGTAATACTCTGCTTTCCATGCTTTATTGTTTGGTGCCAGTGTCATAGCCTATACCCTTTCTATTTGTCCTAGTAATGGGAGAGCAAATTAGTTAATTTCCACTACCCGGTCAGCATAGAAGCTCTTCCACTGCTTAGATGCAATCTCCCAGATAGGAACCTGCCCACGTGCCTTCATGGCTTCACCTTGAGCTAGACCACGATCAGACCCTACCATCTTGCTTGTAGGCTTGAACAGGCCATTGACGACACGTTCTGTACCATCAGCCTTGAGGAACTTGACTGTCACGATACGACTACCACGACCAGTCACTACGTCTTTTACTGTTGTTGGGTTCATAACTTTCATCAGATCATCTCCTGTGTGTGTGTTTCTATGGTCTTTGTATGTGATTCTCTAGTAGTAGTCAACAGCTCTTGGGTCATATTCTACCGATTTATTCATGACCACAAAGTTATCATATCCCAGTGACTTACACTCAGCCAAGCAAGTCTCGTTCAGTTTCTCAGCCCGCTTGATAGCCTCCGGTTGTGTGTAATACTCACCAGTATAGAG